CTACCCGCAATTGCGGCTGGCCCTAACGCAACCCGTGTTGGCGCGCTTGGCGTCACACAAGCATAAGGAGAGCAACATGGGACAATTTAAACCAATGGTCAAAATGATGACCACAGAGCCTACAGTTGAGTTAAAGCTCAAAAAAGGCGGATCCGTGAAGAAGGCTATGGGCGGCATGATGGGTGCGCCCATGGATGCTTCTATGGCTTCTTCAGCCCCTGCTCGCGGTGGAATGATGCCCGTTGCCCGTCCTAAGCGTCCTTCTATGGCGGCACGTCGTGCGGCTATGAAGGGTATGCAAAGCGGCATGAAAAATGGCGGCGAGTCTAAGATGAAGGGTCTTGAAAAAGAGCTGAAGTCTCACGAGTCAAAGCCTGCAAGCAAAGGTCACAAAGGTCTTAAAGCTGGCGGCATGGCTATGGTCGAGAAGGATGGGAAGATGGTTCCTGACTTTGCGGCTGATGGCAAGGGTAAAATGAAAAAAGGCGGGAAAGCCTGCGCTACTGGCGGCATTGTCAAGTCTACAAAGCCCAGTGGTTACGCCACTGGCGGCGTAGTCAATGGTCAAGGCGGCTACAAAAAAGGTGGCATCATCAATACTGAAGGTCAAGGCGGCGCATACCGCAACACCAAGATGGTCACAGCTACTCCTGACAACAACAGCGCCCCCACAGGTGGTGTCAAGTTAGGTAACGGAGGTGGTTACAAGCATGGTGGAAAGATCAAGGGAATGATGGGTGGCGGCGGTATGCACATGATGCCTGATGGCACCATGATGGACGACTCTGCCATGAAAAAAGGTGGTGCTTCAAAAAAGCATTACGCCACGGGGGGAGCTGTTAACGACAGCGGTCGCGCCGTGGCAATGCCTGCCAAAAAACCATCCACCTTTGTAAGCAATAATCGTGTATCTGGCACCTTTAAAAAGGGTGGCAAAGTCATGATGAGTGAGGGTGGTACAACTGACGCATCAAAAGGCGCTTACGACAAATCAATCGGCCCATCCGAGAGCGATATGGACATGGCGAAAGCTATCCGTAGCGTCCCACGCAAGCTGTATGAGGGTGCTAAGAGTCTGTTTACTAGCAAGGACAAGCCTTCTGGCTCTGTTACCAAGACTGAAAAGTCCGTGACAGTAACCCCTGCTAGAAAACGTGGTGGTGCAGTGAAGTGCTAAACCTAAGTGGGGGCTTCGGCCCCTGCTTTTTAATTGGAGAAAAATATGGCTGATGCAGTCACAAGTCAAACGCTCTTTGATAACGAGCGTACGGCTATTATGAAATTCACAAACATCAGTGATGGCACTGGTGAGTCCGCGGTTTTAAAGGTAGATGTTTCTGCACTAACAGCAAGTGCTTCTGGCAAAACTTGTACCAGAGTGACGGTCACTAAAATCTATATTGCCAATCAGGGCATGGAAGTCAGAATGTTTTTTGACGCCACAACAGATGTGCCATTCTTTCTATCTTCGTCTGGTGCGACTCAGACGCTTGATATGACAGGTTTTGGCGGTATTACCAACAACGGCGGCGCTGGCGTTACTGGTGACATTGTGTTTAGCACGGCTAATGCATCTGCTGGTGACACCTATTGGTGCATCTTGGAGATGGTCAAGGGATATAACTAATTATGTCAGACGAAGTTGCTACTGCTAGGGAGTTAGCTACTCATGCCGCTGACATTAAGCATTTGCAAGATGACATGGACAAACTTATGCAAGACATGAACGATGTCAAGTTAACGCTTGCATCTATTCAAGCTACTTTGTCAGAAGCAAAGGGCGGTTGGAAAGTTATGATGCTTCTTGGTGGAGCAAGCAGTGTGTTAGGCGCAGGCTTAGTTCAAGCCGCAAATTGGTGGAGCAAATAATGCCAAGCAAATCCTCTTCCCAGCATAATTTGATGGCGGCAGTCGCACATAATCCTGCGTTCGCTAAGAAGGTTGGCATACCAAAAAAAGTTGGTAAAGAGTTTGTAAAAGCAGATGCAAAGATGGCGGGTGGTGGTGGTTTGTACGCAAACATTGCCGCTAAGAAACAACGCATAGCCTCTGGTTCTGGTGAAAAGATGCGCAGTGCTGGTAGCAAGGGTGCTCCCAAGTCCAGCGACTTTGCCAATGCGGCTAAGACTGCTTCGTACAAAGAAGGCGGTAAATCTACCGTCAACGCCGCTGGTAACTACACCAAGCCAGAACTTCGCAAGCGTATTTTCAATGATGTAAAGTCTGAAGCTACCGCTGGCACGGGTGCTGGACAGTGGTCAGCCCGTAAGGCGCAAGTTGTTGCAAAGCGTTATAAAGACGCAGGCGGTGGGTATCGTGACTGAGTGGTCTGCAAAACGCAAGAAAGCTGTTAACTGTGATGCCCCAAAAGGGTTTTCAGAGAAAGCTCATTGCGCTAGTAAAAAGATGGCTGGTGGTGGTCTTGCTAAATCACAACAATCTTTAAAGGCTTGGGGTGAACAAAAATGGAGAACCAAAAGTGGTAAAAAATCTTCTGTCACTGGTGAAAGATACCTTCCAGAGTCTGCGATCAAAAGCCTCAGCCCTGCTGAGTACGCTTCGACGACCAAAGCCAAGCGAGCAGGAAAAGCCGCAGGCAAACAATTCGTAGCGCAACCTAAAAAGATTGCGCAGAAAACAGCTAAATACAGGTTTTAAATATGGCAAAAAAGACTCCCTCTCTTGCTGTTGGTCGCGGTGAAAAGTTACCTGCTTCTAAGGGGGCTGGGTTAACTGCCAAAGGTCGAGCCAAATACAATGCCGCAACAGGCAGTAATTTAAAAGCACCCCAACCCCAAGGTGGTGCAAGAAAAGATTCTTTTTGCGCTCGAATGAGCGGGATGCCCGGCCCGATGAAGGACGAAAAAGGCAAGCCTACTCGTAAAGCGGCGGCGCTTGCACGTTGGAAGTGCTGATATGGCGTACTCTGATACCTACGGACAAACGGTCAATGTACAGACATTGATTGACCACGGCGCTCGTCGGTGTGGAAAACTGGCAGAAGAGTTGACCTCTGAGCAAGTTCTCTCCGCTCGTCAATCTCTTGGGTTTCTTCTTTCTGACCTCATCAATCGCGGCATTCAATATTGGTGCATCAGCAAAGAGGTAATTGGCCTGACCCCTAACAAGTATCAATACACCCTACCTGATGGCGCTGTAGACGCGCTAAACGTGTTGTATCGCACGTTAAATCGTCCTGATGGGACGTATACCTCATCTGCTGGTGGAACTGTTGCAAATCTCTACGATGGGGATATTGACACCTTCACCCAGCAAACCTCGGCAAATGGGAGTTTTACGGTCAATTACGGCATAACAAACCCCATCTATGCAGGCTCTATTGGGTTCTTGCCCTACATCTCTGGTGGTGGGTCAGCAACGTGGAACATTTCTCTCCAATACTCATCTGATGGGGTGACGTACTCCACATTGCAGAATCTTGGGGCAATCTCTGTTACCGACAACACATGGGTGTGGACGGATATAGACCCCGGTCAGTCCGTCGCCTTCTACCGCATTGTCATCTCTGGTGGCGCTACTCTTGCTCTTCGCGAGTGGTACATCGGCAACAACAGCACCGAAATAACAATGTCTCGCCTAAACCGCGACGACTACACCAACCTGCCTAACAAGAACTTCACAGCAAACCAGCCCTTTCAGTTTTGGTTCAATCGCACAATTCCCAACCCAGAGATTTACTTGTGGCCTACGCCTAGCAATGCTTTTGTGCAGATGACGGTGTGGTATTCCACGCAGGTCATGGATGTAGGCGCTTTGACTAACGAATTGCAGATTCCTCAACGATGGTACGAGGCAATAGTGTTTATGTTGGCTCACCGCATGAGCCTTGAACTTCCGCAGGTGGCTATGGACAGAATTGGCTACTTGGAGAAGATGGCCGAGAAGCACCTCTACATAGTCGAGCAAGAGGAGCGCGACAAGTCTCCAATTTATTGGGCACCGAATATTTCGGTGTATACAGCGTAATGCCAATATTTTTAGACACAACAGGATTGAGTTCAATTGCCATCGGTGTATGTGATCGATGCAAGATGAAACGCGCCTTTGTGCAATTGGGGCCAGACCCCAACTTCCCCGGCCTGCGGGTGTGCGACCAAGGATGCAGGGATCAATTTGACCCCTATCGCCTTGCCGCCCGCAAAACCGAACGTATCAACCTGCGATTTGCGCGTCCTGATGTGTCCGTTGATGCTGGCGATAACTTCTTGATGACAGGCGGAATAAGTCAGTTCCAAATTTCTACTGAGCAGAACACACAGACTCCCACAAGCACTGGAAATAAAGATACGATTGCTCCAAACCCTCCAGACGATACGAGTACATAAATGTCAGCACAAGTAACCATACTCCAACTGCCAGCCGCTGGTGCTATTACAGGTACTGAGGCGGTTCCTATTGTCCAAAATGGTGTGACAGTCCAAACTACGACTGCGGCGCTTGCTGGCACGCCTGTCCAGACTTACACCTACTTGACGGTCAATCAAACACCTCAACTGACAAACAGTAGGTCTGTGGGGGCAACCAATGGGTTGACTACAACCGACGGCGGAGCGCAGGGAGTCTTTAATATAACGACCACAGGCGCTTTATCTTCATTGGTGTCATCTGGTACTGGGTTTCAGGTTAAAACGTCTTCTACAGCCATTACAGGTCGTTCTATAGCGGTTTCTGGAAACGGGCTGTCAATTGCAGATGGTTCTGGCGTATCTGGTAACCCAACCATTGCTTTGAGCGGTCAGGTGTCAAATTTTGCCAACGCTAGTTTTAATGGTCTTGTGGCGCTTTCAACTGGTGGCGCTATTACTTCTGCGACCATCACAGGAACCGCCAATCAAATTGGCGTTGCAAACGGAACGGGTGTAAGTGGTAATCCAACGATTTCTTTGGCTACTGACCCCGTGATCCCCGGCACTGGGGGGGTCGTTGTTCCCGCTGGCACAACAGGTCAACGTGGAACATCTACGTTAGGTAACTTTCGTTTCAACTCAACAACAGGTTTGTTTGAGGGATACAACGGTGCTTGGAATTCATTTGCCGCTGGCTCTGGCGTTACGTCTGTAGCTACGGGGACGGGACTCACGGGTGGCCCAATCACCTCCACGGGAACAATTTCTCTTGCTGATACGGCGGTAACCCCCGGCGCGTACACGAGTGCAAATATAACGATTGACCAGCAAGGTCGAATCACTTCGGCGGCAAACGGTGCGGCTGGTGGTGTTACAAGTTTCAGCGCTGGAACTACTGGTTTTACGCCAAACACCGCATCTACTGGCGCAATCACCTTGGCAGGTACTCTGGCTAACACAAATGGTGGTACAGGCGCTACTGCGGCATTTACGCAATACGGCATAACTTATGCTTCGTCTACAACTGTTTTGGCTACTACCGCCGCAGGCACATCAACCACAGTCCTTCATGGAAATGCAAGTGGTGCGCCTACCTTTGGGGCGGTGTCTCTAACAGCGGATGTCACAGGAAACTTGCCTGTCAACAATCTTAATAGCGGAACATCTGCTAGTGCCACTACGTTTTGGCGAGGCGATGGTGTTTGGTCTACTCCTTCTGGTGCGGGTGATGTGTCAGGCCCAGCCTCTGCAACAGACAACGCAATCACAAGGTTTGACGGTACAACTGGAAAAATAATACAGAACAGTTTGGTGACTGTTGCTGATGATGGTGCAATTACAGCGCCATCAGCAGGATCAATTATTCCTTTTTATTGGAATGACCCTGCATCATTTCCGTCTGCTAGTACATATCATGGAGCAATAGCACACGCTCACTCTACAGCCGCAATGTACTTTGCTCATGGCGGTGTGTGGACAATGCTTATAAAAGACGGTGGCCCATTAGGAACACCATCAAGCGGTACAGTTACAAACCTAACGGGTACTGCATCAATTAACATTAACGGAACTGTTGGTGCTACAACCACAAACACGGGTGCGTTTACTACTGTAGCCGCAACGACAGTGACTGCAACAACTGGCATCTTTGGGGGAACATTCTAATGGCGGCTACAAACTTCACACCGATCTCGCTGTACCACAGCACAACTGCGGCGGCTGTACCTACTGCTGGCAACTTAGTCGCTGGGGAGTTAGCACTCAATACAGTTGATGAAAAGTTGTATTTCAAGAACAGCGCAGGTACGGTGAAGTTGTTGGCATCAAACGCCACCTCTGCGCCAGTGCTGTCCTTTCAAACATCTTTGAGTGGTCTGACCCCATCAACGGCTACTACAGGCGTGGTGACGCTTGCTGGTACTTTAGGCGTTGCATCAGGCGGAACAGGTCTCACAACTCTTGCCACAGGTTCTTTGTCTTATGGTGCGGGTACAAGCGCATTTAGCGCACTTGCAATTGGTACAGCAGGACAGATACTAACCTCTACTGGTACTGCACCTCAGTGGTCTACATTGTCTGGCGTGGCTGTCACAACTTTTAGTGCTGGCACAACAGGCTTTACACCATCATCCGCTACATCAGGCGCAGTCACATTGGCTGGCACATTGGCAACGACCAACGGTGGCACAGGATTAACATCATTCACATCAGGCGGTGTGGTGTACGCATCTAGTTCTAGTGTGTTGGCTACTGGGTCTGCGCTGACTTTTAATGGGACTAATTTGGGATTGGGAATTGCTCTGAGTAATTGGAGCGGTGGTTTTAAAGCAATTCAAAATCAGGGAACAACTATACTTTCAGGCGGTACTCTTGATGGGTACATGGCACAAAACTATTTTAACGATGGGGCAAATAAATATATCTCAACTGGTTTTGCCACATCTTATAGTCAGTCAACCGGGCAACACATTTGGTACAACGCTCCATCAGGCACAGCAGGAAACGCTGTCACCTTTACTCAGGCAATGACTCTGGATAATAGTGGGAATTTGGGTGTGGGGAATACAAGTCCTAGCGCAAGATTTGATTTAACTTCTTCAGCACAATTGCTTGCAAACTTTAATAGTTCAAACGTAAGTGCTGGCTATATTCAATTTCAATCAAGCACCACAAGTTATGGATTTATAGGTTCAGCGGCAACATTAAGTAGCGGAAGTTCAACTGACTTTACGGTTAGGTCGCAAAACAATTTACTTTTTACAAGTGGTGGTGGCTCAGAACGAGGCAGGTTTGACTCCGCTGGTACATTCAGCATTGAGAACGACTACCAAGAGCAGACATTCACTGCAAACAGTTCTACAGCCATCACACTGAACATCGTAACCAACGGTACTGACCAAGTCATTACGCTGACAGGAACTGCGACAATCACTATGCCAACTGCTACAGCAGGCAAGTCGTTCTTGTTGAAGTTAAAGACTGGTGCAGGTGCTTACACGGTGACATGGACAACGGTGAAGTGGCCCGGAGGCACTGCCCCAACCCTCACAAGCACCGCATCCAGAATGGACATCTTTAGTTTCTTCAGCGATGGCACAAACTGGTATGGCACTACTGTTGGTCAAAACTACACACCATAAGGACTGAAATATGTTTGCGGCAGGAAAAACATCAGGTGGTGGCGGAGCGCCAGCGGCAACCGTAGACGCACAATTTAACTACGTCACTATGCTATTGCATGGCGATGGGACTAATGGCGCACAGAACAATACATTCTTAGACAGCAGTGCAAACACCTTCACCATTACCCGTAACGGTAATACAACCCAAGGTTCTTTCTCGCCTTATGGGCCTAATTGGTCTAATAATTTTAATGGTACAGATGCCCTTTTTACTTTTCCAAACTCAAGCAATTTTGCTTTTGGTACTGGGTCGTTCACAATTGAATTTTGGATTAACGGGCCACTAAATAACGACAAATTTATTCTTGGTGGTAGAAGTGCTGTTACAAATATGCACATTACTACAGGTGGTTCTTCATCTACCGTTGGTGTGCTTCGTTATGTTGGATCATCAGGTACGATTGTTTCTAGTAATGTAGTTACAGATAACACATGGCATCATTGCGCCATTGTTCGTAATGGAAGTTCAAACATAACTCTTTATGTTGATGGCGTATCGGTCGGAACAGGAACAGATACTGGTAATTACGCCCAAGCATCTGGGACTTGGGTTGTGGGTCAAAACGATTTAGCCGCATCTAATTATTTAGATGGTTATTTATCAAACTTAAGAATTGTTACAGGCACTGCGGTTTACACAAGCAATTTCACGCCAAGCACTACGCCATTGACCGCAATCAGCGGAACATCATTGTTGACTTGCCAAAGCAATCGCTTTATTGATAACAGCGCAACCCCTGTAACAATTACACCAACAAAACCAACCGTTCAACGCTTCAACCCATTTGGTACTGCTACCGCCTACTCCACTGCCGTAATTGGTGGGTCAGGGTACTTTGATGGTACGGGTGATGGTTTGACTGCGCCGGGCAGTGGCGCTTTTTCTTTTGGTACAGGCGATTTCACCATTGAAACATGGATTTACCCAAACGCCGTCCCTGCATCAAACGCAGGCATTGTTGACAACAGACCTAGTAGCGGCGCATCCGCAAATGCTTTTTTAATTTATATATCAAATGGCGGGTCTATATATTATTTTTCTAACTCTACTAATATTTTAACTGGCTCATATAAAATAAACACGTGGACTCATGTTGCTGTTACAAGAAGTAGCGGGTCGTTGCGTTTATTTATAAATGGAACAATATCAGGTAGTCCAGTTAGTGACTCAATAAATTTAACTGACACTTCATTTATAGCAGGCAATACTTATGATAGCTTTGGTTTTAATGGCTACATGAGCGATGTTCGTTTGGTTAAAGGTACTGCTGTTTATACAAGCAATTTCACACCACCAACCGCGCCCTTAACAGCAATCACAAATACTAGTATTTTGCTGAACACGACCAATGGCGCAATCTTTGACAACGCCATGATGAACGACTTAGAAACTGTGGGTAACGCACAGATTTCTACAAGTGTGTACAAGTATGGAACAGGGTCTTTAGCGTTTGATGGAACAGGGGATTATTTAACGTCTAACGCACAAACAAATTTAAATGCTTTTGGTACAGGCGACTTTACTGTTGAATTATGGGTATATTTTAACGTTGTAAATACGCAACAAGTTGTTTTGGATTTTAGAAGTAGTCCTGGTGATACAGGTGGGTCTTTATATTTAGCAAGTAATGGTTCTATTCGCTGGTATGTTCAAGGTTCTGACAGGATTACAGGAGGAACATTATCTGCTTCAACTTGGACTCACATTGCTGTGAGTCGCTCTGGAACAAGCACAAAATTGTTTATAGATGGTACACAGAGTGGCTCTACCTTTACAGACACATTTAATTACGTTTGTCCATCAGGCCGACCATATTTGGGCGCATTAAGTGATGGGACTGGAACTTTCTACTATAACGGCTACATGGATGACATACGCATCACCAAAGGCTATGCCCGATACACAGCAAACTTTACCGCACCAACTGCGGCATTCCCCAACACAGGCCCCGTTTAAGGAACTATTATGCAAGTAGCAATTTTGACAACACCTATTACAGTTGGCGACTATCGTGAACTGTTTCCTAACACATCATTTAGCTCAGATGGCCCAAGCGGTGAATTCTTGACTGCCAACAACGCAAAGAAGGTCACGCTTTTTAAAGCCCATGACCGACTGACGCAAAAGTTGGTTTCATGTGCGCCGTATGATGACGGTGAATTTGTGTCTATGGCTCAAGTTGAAGCAATGACTGCTGATGAAATTCAATCCGCCAAAGACAGCGCAATGGCTCACATTCGCGGTCAGCGCAACCAATTACTCAAAGATTGTGATTGGACGCAGATTGCTGATTGCACAGCAGACAAGACAGCATGGGCAACATACCGTCAGGCTTTGCGTGACTTGCCAGCGACCATTACAGAGCCAAGAACATTTGCTGATTGGCCTCACAACCCTGACTATGTCCCAATGGCACAACTTTAAGGACTCACTATGACTACGATTACTTGGTCTGTGACCGCAATGGACTGCTACCCACAAGAGGGTGGCAACACTGATGTTGTCTTTACAGTTCACTGGACTTGCGCTGGTGTGGACGGAACTTACAACGCCTCCATCTACTCAACCTGCTCTGTGCCTACACCCAAAGGCACGTTCACCCCTTATGCTCAACTGACGCAAAATCAAGTGCTTGGTTGGATTTGGGCTAACGGTGTAGACCAAACGGCAACAGAAGCCGCTGTTGAGCAACAAATCCAAAACCAAATTAACCCACCCGTAGTGACACCCGCGCTACCTTGGGTTGCTCCCACAGTCTAATCATGCGGGACTGGGCTGAAGCATTAATTGCGGCGGCCTGTATAGTGGCCTTCGTCATCTTTGGTACGTACATGATTGCATGGAGTTGGATGTGGTAAATGCGTTGGCTCATAATGTTATTGTTAGTGTTGGGGCTAGTGGGAGCCACGGCCAAGAGCGGATGCCACGTGCGCGAGTTCCATGGGATTGCTTACACAGTTCACAACCCAACCGAGCGGCACAGAGAGATGGTAGC